TTGGTCGGCGGTAGGGCCCCGCTCGTAGCAGGCCCGGGCCGCCGCCCTCAGTTTCCCAAGCGGGCCGGGCTGTAGGCGGCCTGGAAGGCATCGACGACCGCCTTCGGCGCGCCGGTGCAGGTGCGCACAAGCTCGGTGATGGCCTCGGCGCTGAACTCGTCCTCCAGGTCCCAGCCAGTGACGATCTCGCCTAGCTGTTCGGCCTGCAGGGCGATTTCACCAGTGGTGGCCTCCTCCCACGTCGCCCCGTCCTTCTGAGCCTTCTCCGCCCAGGCGTCGCGCGCCTTGTTCCAGCGATCGAACATAGCGGACAGGGCCACGCGATCCATGTAGCGGAACTGGAACTCAACGGGCGCCGGCTCGGCGCCAATGCGCGGAACCTCCACTACGGCAGCGAAAGTGGGGTTCTGCGCGATCTTGATCTTCGCCATGAGTGCTCCTTAAGCGCCAGCCAGGTAACGAATCGAGCGAGCCGACAGGCCTACGCTGATGGTGCGGGTCATCACGTTGTTCCGCTCCATGGTCGGGTCGGGGGTGATGCTGACGTAGCCCGGGTACAGGATCTGGTCGCCGTTGCGGAGCTTCATGCGGATCACGGTCAGCTCTTTCGAGGCGTCGTAGCCCTCGACGGTTTCGACGTAGGCAGCGCTGGGCTGGTCCTCAACCGCGATGGTCAGTGACCGAGGGTTGCGGTTCGACGGATACTGCTTGTCGTCGTCATCCTCCAGATACCCGACGGTGGTGTACTGCTGCTCACCACCTGCGGAGTTGAACCCGGTCACCTTGGAGATCTGCACCCAGTCCGACACAGGCAGAACGGAGCCGACGCCTGCGCCAGCGGTGAAGAATTCGGCGTCGCTGGTATCCAGGCCGGCCAAGGAGAAGGCGTCGGCGGCGACACCGGAAGCCTTGACGGCTCGGTCGTTGATCAGTGCCCAACCGGAGTTAACCAGCAGAATGTCGCCGTTCGCGATGTTGTGGCCGACTGCGGTCGCGACCGGCGGCTTGGCGTTGGACAGCGCGGTGAATGGGACGGCGGCGCCGATGACGCGTGCGATTTCCAGCACGGCGCCGTTTGGCAGCGGGAAGCGTGCGGCCATGTTGTGTTTCCTCTTGATAGCCCGCCGGGCGGCGGATGGTTATGCCCCAGCGGGCGGTTGGTCCGCGACGCCGCGGTAGGTGAAGCTGGCCGGGACCGTGTAGGTCGCCGACTCGGTGATGGTCGGACCCTGCTCTATCGGTTCGGTGACCAGGCCCTCGAAGCCGTTGCGACTGAGCGCCGAATCAACCCGGAAGAGGCTCGAAAGCTCGTCGACCAGGTTCTCAGCGGTTACCAGAGGCTGGCCTGCTGGGCACACGATGCTCACCTGGTAGACGCCGGTGTATTCGTAGGCCTCGCCGCCCAGGTAGCGGCAATTGGTTGCTCCGGGCAGCTGAAAGGCTTGCAGGTAGGTTTCCCCTGGCTGAGCCTCGAAGGCCTGTTCGAAGTTCGCGACCCGAATCGGGCGCGACGTGGCCCAGGCCATCAGCTTGATCTCGATGGCTTGCCGGGCCTTTGCTTGGCTCATACGCTGTTGTTCCTGATAGCTTCGTCGACGATGCGCTGGAAGTTCGCGAGCGTGATCCGGACCATGCCGGCCGGTGCCTGCGTTGAATGTCCATACTCGAGCGGAATGGCGTACGGCAGGTTGTTCACGATGTACGCGGTCTGACCAATGGTCAGGGCCTCGACTTGGGTGATGAGGGCGGTAATGGCCTCGCTGCCCGACGGGTCTACTCGGTCGAGCTCCTCAGTCGCCGGCGAATCGATGGAGAACTGCCAGTTGCCGCGGAACCGTCCGCCGACGTAACCCTGACCTGCTACCAGGCCATTGGTGGCGAAGTTCTGCACACGCTCGGTCTTGGTCAGCGGCTTCGCGTACTTCACGCCCTTACGCAGCTTGCCGGCCTTGGTGAAGTTGTCCTGGGTCAGGTTGATCAGGGTGTTGCGCACCGCGACCTTAAAGTCGTAGTCGTCAGCAGCCTTGTTGGCCTTGGCCCGGTGTGCAACGTTTGCCGCCCACAGCTCCGGATTACCTACTGGCGACATGCGGACAACGCTGCTGCCGATCTCGATCACGATCTCGCGGAAGGTGGAGTCCAGTGCTTGCTCAGCCTGCTCGGCGAACGCCCGTATTGCCTCCGCGAATCCACCCTGCTGCCCGCCGTACCGCTGGGCCATGTGTGAGCCGCGCGCCATGTCACTTCCTCAGCTGAATGGTCCAGGTCGCCTGGGCCGGATCCTCGGAAACGTTGAGCGCGCGGTAGCCGCTCACCTGATCGCCGATCTTGGGCGCCGCCGGTACATCGGTAACAGCGCCAGCCTGGCCCTCGAACAGTTCGTTCTGCAGCACCAGCAGCTTCACGTCCTCGGTTTGGATGCGTGTGCCGTCGATCTCCTTGGCCAAATAGCTGCCGAACACGCCGCGTCCGGTGTAATGGATAGTCGAGGCCGGGACGGTGCCGCCGATCTCGGGGTCGTATCCACCCTTCACCGTGCGGGAACCAGCCACGGCTTTCACCGTGTCGGCCAGGCCATCTGGATCATCGAACGCTTCCGCCAGTTCGGCCTGAAGTTCTTCGCGCATGCCCATGTGAAATACACTCCTGCCTATTCCCTCGGAGAGAACGGACATGAAAAAAGCTGAATGCGAAGCTGCCATCCGCCAACTGGCCCATGAATGGGCAGCGACCCAGCCCCAGACGCCCGAATGGCATCCAAGCTTTGGAGATTTCAAGACCTGGCTACGCAGCCGCGGGTTTGGCCATTACTTGGATTTCAGGAGCGAGATGCCGGCCAGCGACGAGGCACAGCGATGGTTCAACGATGAGCTCAACCAGGGGTGGCGGGACTGATCGCAATCACACTCGCTTGAGCATCACGGTGCCAGAGCGGCGGATCCATGGAGCGATGAGGTCGAGGGCGAAGTTTTCGCCAGCTGAGCGGTCGACGGAGCCCGCGACGAAGGTCTTGCTGGTTGAGGTGCCAGATTGGGCCGATACCGACTTGCTCTGCACCTCGCGCTGGGTGTCTTTGTAGAGCTTGCCGGCTGCGGCCAGCTTGGCCACCTGCGCACCGGCAGTCACGATGGCATCCGGCACCGGGTCTGGCACCGGGCGCTTGATCTTGGCCGTGAGCCAGGCATTTGCCATGGATACGGCAAGGACAGCATCACCGTCGCCTGCCCAGCCCTGCCCGAGCTTCTGGTCAACATCAGCAACAGTGATGAAGTCGGTCATGGCTTATTCCTTCGACGGGATCAGGGCCTGCAGCTCGGGCTTGTTGAGGGCTGGATCGAAGTTGATGCCCTGGGCCGTCAGCCACTCCTTGAGCTCCGGCACTTTCATCTTGTGAGGGTCGGTTTCTGGATCGCCGTCGCCCTCATCCTCCAGCGCCTTCGTGATCTCTGCCGCAGTGCTGGTGGCGGCATAGCCTGCAGGTGGGTAGGCCGATGCCTTGTAGCCCTGCTCCAGCCACTGAGCGATGGTCGGGCCATCCAGGCGCAGCCCCTCCTCGATCTCGCTCACGCTGATGCCTTGACGCTGGTAGGCCTCGCTGATGTGCGGAGCCTCGCCCTGCACGGATACCGAGGTAGCGCCGTCGATCACGCCGAAGAATTGGTCCAGGCGGCGATAGCAGGTGCCGCGCTCGCTGCCCGGAGTGTTGGTGTAGATGACTTTCATGCTGATCTCCTGCGCAGGGCGCCAAGCCGGCGCCCCGCATCATGGGGTCAAGGGGTGGCAGTGCCGCTGATGACTGCGGCGAAAGGAACCTGCTTGCGGTCGAAGACGCGCTTCCAGTTGGCCGCCGAGGCATACTGGGCGGCGGTCGGGCTCAGGTTGCGGTTCTCGCTGCCCTGCCAGCTGAAGCCGGCCGGCTGCAGGATGTAAGTCTTACGCTCCCACAGCACCTCGGCACCGCCGCCGTTGCCGCCATCGGCCTTGCGCTGCATCTCGACCGGCATGTGCGGGTCGCCCTCGCCGTAGCCGAAGGCGCCTTGGCCGAAGAACAGCGAGAGGAACTGGCCCGGCGCGTAGGTCAGGGCGTCATCCATGAAGACCGGCTTGCCCAGGTAGGTGGCCAGGATGATCTTGCCCTGCGAATCGCGCAGATACTCGATCATGTCCTGCTTGACCATCTGGTTCATGACCACCGAGTGCACGCCAATGGCGCCGAACATGTCGGCAGCGTCGCCAGCGGTGAAGGCGGCGTCCTGGAAGGCGTTGGCACTGATCGAAGGGCCCGCATCTTTGACCATGTCGCCGCCGTTCTGGGCGATGTTCGCCGCGATGATGCCGCGACCCGCGCCCATCAGGTAACGCTGCCACTGGCGGGTCCAGTAGGTGCCGAACCGGTTGCGGATGTGCTGCATCGGCTCGGAGTTGGCCAGCTCAGCAGTCAGGTCGGAGACGCCGTAGCCTTTGTTGAGGTACAGGGTCCGGGCGCGCATGCTGCCCTGCTCGGCCTTGCCGACGGCGCCCAGATCGTCAGGGTCATCGTTGGAGATGTTCGGCGCCTCGTCGG